GATTGAACAAAATTTTTTATTTAGTAACATATCTTCCGATACTAATATCACACATAACTATTTCAGAGTGAAAGCATACGATACTTTCGGATTTTATTTACAAACTAGTCAAGCCTCTAAATCGATTTATCCGATTAAGGTAATTGTCAATTCCTTTTCCATCGATATACAAAATGCCAATCAATACACCGTTAATTTAGACATTAAAAACACGAAACCAATCAATGCTATAAATGGTACAACAGATAATAATTTAAAATGCGAACTGAGCATATCCTCCACCCTGCCTTTAACGTCTCATTATGATAATCTTACAAATGCTAGTGAAAAATCAGTTATTATACCAAGTACCGGCGGTATTTCTCAAAACACAAGTGTGAGTGGATCAGTGAGTATTGGAACTATATTAAAAGGGCTAGAACCTGGTCGGACATGGAATTTCAATTTAGCATTCATCGATAAAGCATCTTTCTCAACAGACAATTCATATGATTGGAAGATGGCCGAAATAAAACCTGGAATAAATGTAACTATAAACACAAATAATTTGGTGTTAGGGTATGGTATTTTTTGGAATCATGCTACACCTAATCACACTCATGATGCATATGTGGACATTTATCAAATATCGGGTAATATCATTGATTCAAATTACAGCGCGTCTGCTGCTAGTCCATCTACGGATACTGAAAGTGGAAGAACATATCATAATTACGAAATAAGCATTCCGTGGTCAGATTCATGGAACACTGTACCTGCGATTAATTGGACTAGTGTAAGTGCCTTGAATCTGAATTTGTATGTTGCGCATGAGTTAGCTTATATCAATGGAAATACGAGCACACTTAGTAATGTTACTACAATTAACATTAACGATGCGAAAGCGTTCCCCCCCAGTATCGATAAGGTTACTAGGAAGGACAACTCCAATTTGATATTTGACTACAACACCAAAGCTAGTGGCTCGGCCTCGACATTAGACAGTATCAACATAGATATTTATGAAAATATCAGTGCAACGATAACAGAAATATTGTATACTAATTTAATTGGAAAGAGCTCAAATACCGACTACAGCGATCCAATAACACTAACTGATGGTACCTACAGTCAAAATGCTAATGTGTATTTTGATATCACAAAGAACTACAATCCTACCATCAACGAGCCTTCCATTACAGAAACGCTAATGCCATATATTCGATATGAAAATATAGATTATTCCAATATAAAACTTGAAAATATCTTCATCCAAGGATCATTTAATAGTCAATCTAGAGGTATAAAGAATTCAATACCAGAGATTACTTTAAAAATGTCAAATATTGATTTTGACTATGCTAATTATAGTCTAACTAGCGAACTATCAATTCAATTCGAGGTTAAGAATATCGATACCGACGTAACGAAATTATACAGTAACATGTACACTCCTAGTGCAAACAATATATTCACGGATTACGACACATTTATGGTTATAAATGCGGCTAGTGATACTCTGATTCCAAAAACTGGTTCTGAATTTAATGTAGGAATACATCAGTTAGTTTTGGAAAAAATTACTATAAAAAACAATGATGATTATGGATACGACTACATTAACAAGATGCTTACGACACAATTTCCTGAAATTTATCAACAAATTTTCGTGTACAAACAAAAACCGGGTACCTATAATCAAGTTCAGTTTTATGGATCGAACAATCTTTTATACGCAAAATATAATCAACGAGTGTTTATTGGTCAAGCCACTGCGTCTCGAGCATTAATAAAACGTTCCCTCGCAAGTTTAGATGTTTCGGATTTTCAACAAGTAGGGCTACAAAATATGCCAGAAGATTATGATGAACTTGTGAATACATTTCAACCTGGTACAATTATTAATTTAGAAACGGACATGCCAAATACTGATGAAGATGTGACTAATAGTCCTGGTGAATATTTAATTGAGAGATCAGCAGCTATATTGACATATAAAATCAATACAATAATCACATTCAAACCTTATAGTGCATCAGACTTAACGAATGTTAATTCTGTAGGTGGTGCAGATTCTGATCTGAATAATAATCACAGAAATATTGTGAATTATTTACAACAAGAGTTTATATCCGTCATAAATCTTAGCTCTGCTGAAGAATCTGTATCAATGACAACATTCAATCTATTTAGTGAAAAATTATCAGATGTACAGGACACAAATGGTAATCGGATCACCTCTTCTCTTAATATTTCAGTTAGAAGAAGATTGCAAGCTAAATTGTTTATTAATGTCATATCAGTAGTGGGTAGTGTAGTGACATATAATTATGGTGGTGCTTTCAACCCTAGGATTCTTGGTGAGGAGGATAACGGTAGTGCGAAATTAAAAAAACCTAATGGGAATATAATAACGCAGGCTGAACAAGCAGTCTTTGGTAACTACTTTAAAATTGCAAATCTTATTACTATTTACTATTTATCGGATGGTTCTTCTAATACGAACAACATATCTCCTTCAAGCTTTACATCACCTAAAGCTGAGCATACCATGAGTTTAACTGCGGGTAAAAGTGCACCTATTGCAATTGGCTACGGTGGTTTTACTGTTTTGTATAACAACGCTGGCTTATTTGCTCCCGGTGGTAATTATGATTACAGTAGCTCTACATTACCCGAACATGAAAAACTTTACTCCTTCGAGACATCTGTAGCGGGTGTTACTCCATTCTACAAATATACTTTATATGGCGACTATTCAGATATTAAATCAGACCGTACATCAGGATTAACTGTGGATTCAATATCCAGCGGAACATATGATGTAGTCACTGGCACTTTTAGTAATATTATTCCTGCTAATTCTGTTTTTTTACCTGACTGGACTCCAGAAAGCGGAACCGAACTAACTAAAAAAGGAGTCATAGAATACCAAGGTGTTTATAATGGTGGAGGTACAAATATAAATAAAGTATATAGAAAATTAATTACCACTATAGCTAGTTCTGATAACCAAACAATAACAGAAAGTTTAAGTAATAAAACATCTTTAGTATTGGATATTTATGCGAATATAACATTAGTTCACGACTCAGAAAATGATATCTATGATGTAGATCCAAACCTTATAAAGATGACCCCTGTAAAAGAGATATCTAATTTTGTAATTTTTCAAGAAACTAGTAGCACTGAATTTGATAAAATTAACATGATGGATAATTCACCATATATGTACATTATTAATGTTGGCTCTGTGAAAAAACTTGAATTAAATATTAGCATAGACTTAAATGATATATTACATGTAGATTATACTCCATTAACTGTTCAATCTAAAGTAACATTCAACTCAACAACAAATTATTATAACATAAAATCTTTAGCAATGAAATGTTATACTCAATCTGGTAGTACTTTTAATAATTCAGATTCATCAAAAATTATATTCAATTCTTTGATTCCTCCATATTGGGGTCTGTATTTTAGATACAAATATGATAATGACAGTGCTAACATACACTTGTATCACACAAATATAATAGAAGTTGAGTCTACGTCTAAATATTATATTGTATATGTAAATTCTATAAACGCAGATGTATTCAAACATGAAATTACAACCCTCAGCGGACCTACGCCATCAGAATCATATATATACAATTCTGGCAATCAATACATGGAAACAGTAGTAGCAGATCCTGATTTCAGTTCTTATATAACTAATTTTATCACCGCCTCTTCTAGTGGCGGTAGCCTTCTACATTCTGGTTATGGTGCAGCTATTCATATGCCTAAAAATCACCCAACCTATTATCCAGAATCCATCGTTCCAGATAAATACAAAAATTCCATGTTGAATATGCTGGACAGTAGTTTGAGTCTAACTCCAGTGGCGACTGGTTATACATTAGATTTGAATAGAACAAATGCAATCGTTAAACAATACATCAATGAGTTTTTATTATTGGATGAAATCTATATTGTGAAAGTTGAATTAGAAAATGTAGAGGATAGTTCAGCCGCTTCAGACGCAACCACAATTACAACCTTCTCCAGTTTAAATTATACATATTTGCTAAATACAGCTATATCTGTTGCTGCTGTAAACAAGTATCACCCGCAAAGTACTGAAGAGTATCTCATAAGAGTTTATAAAGATACACCGGCGGCTGGAGCTAGCGCCACATTCTATTGGTATTTTAAAGTACGTCTAAACCTAAGTGGTGGTTCAACTAATTTTACAAGTACAATAGATTATATATCTTTGCGAGACACAACAATAAAATATGAAACTGCATCAACGGAAGTCGAATTCGTTCTAACTGACAAGGCTAGCTTAAAAGATTATGCAACGGTCACGAATGGAAACAGTTATATGAACGTGATATACCAATTTAGCGATTCTAGTATCGATGTAGATGACATAGAAGAAGTTTATTTTAAATCAGATCGTATATCTATTGCTAATCTAATTTCTGGTACTACTATTCAATTTACACTTTCCGATATGAGTTCTTTGAAAAAGCAGCGGGGTGATACATTAATATATCATACTTCTTCTACCGATTTCAGAGATACATTAGTAAGTATGTTTTCGATACATTTCGAAATAGATGCAGCTACAAGTACAAATGAAGCTATTCTTACATTAAGAATACCTATACAAACACTTAAATTAACTGATGAAAATGTGAAAAATATTGTTGTAGAGATAGAATTTAGCGATGCATCATCGACAACATTAACTGCTGTAATGACAACAACAACTGTTCCTCCAAAATTATCGACTTCAGAAGATAGCGTTTACACATGTAATGTTGGAAGTGGTACGCGTTTCGATACAGCTGCGAGTTGGACGCATTACGCAATGATTAGGGAAGTAAGAGCGTATGAGAGTGATGCTTATATCACAGACCACTCTACTGAGCTAAAAAATCAAATATATGATGTTCTTTACAATTATACTACGCATGATAGTGGTAGTAAAAACCAAAAGTTTTATTGGAATTTTGATCCGATAGGCGATTTTGTTACTAATTTAGCCGATAAGCTGAGCGTAACTGATGAGAGCGGTACTAAATACTTTAATTTAACTATAGATGCTGATGTATTTTTTGTTCATCATGGTCAAAATATAAAGTTCATTATTACTACGGTGAATGTGAATACATCTCGGTCAGGCCCCGGCCAAGTAGGTGTATCAAACTTGGAAAAAAGATCAGCATACGATATAAATGCAATTAATGTATATAGGACGTCTGCACTCCCGGGTTATATGCCAACAACTTATAATAGCACTACTAATTATGCTTATATTGACAATTTAAAAATTCGGCTACCTTCTTTAGAAGAAATACTTGTTTACCAACATGATGGTACTGCGGCGAATCAAAAAAAGTTCGACTGGACTGTTGCTTAGTCCATAATAATGTTGCCGACCAACGCTTTCTTGGTCACTTTGCCCATGTTCTCTTTAGCGGCTTGAATGACTTGGCGGTCGACTTCGGCGTTCATTCGAATGAGCATCTCTTTTTTGCTGTCGCTGCTCATGCGCAAGCGGCGAAGGAATTTCTCTTCGTACGCGGTGCGCATGTGGTCGATATGTTTGGGGGTGATGAGTTGGCTGCCGGTGCACGAGCCACCGCCGGAGTACGCGGAGGAGGCGGGTCCGCCGAAATATTCGGCGGGGAAGGACACGCGGCCGCCCTTCATAGGCTTCATCTCTTTCTCGACGATCGAGTTGAACTTTTTGCCCAAGGTTTTGGTGACCATAGGGATGGCTACGGGGTGCTCTTGAGTCAAACCGAGCAAATATTTTTTGGTGGCCGGGGTGAGCGCCTCGTTACGAAGACCCAAACGTTCCATGAAGGCGCTGAGACGTTTCACTTCTTTCGCAGACGGTTCCATTTTTTATATAATTACAATATAATATCGCCACGATCAGTATGCGCGAGTTTGACGAAGGGTTGCTTAACAATTTGACTACCAATCGCTATTTCGCCGAGGAGCGCGAAGTGGACGAAACGCAGCACGTGTTCACGGACAATCCCATCTCCTCCCTCTTCTTCTCCACCCAAAACTCGGAAGCTCTGCACGGCGGGCTTCGATACAAAGTCTTCAAAAGGACGGGGCGTGTGATCGGACGTCAATCGGATGTGGAGCTTCGCGTGGTGATGCGATCGATTTACATGCAATACGCGAAGCATTTGCCGTATCGTGTGGCGGACCAGGTGAGGGAGTTGAACGGGCGCGTGTTGGACTACGTGGTGCCTAGAATCGTCACGGAGATGAGTCACTACAGCACCTACACGAAGGACGCCTCTTCCTTACCGGTGCCGTTGGAGCATGCGCAGAACATGTCCTCCAAAGGATCTCGTACGCTTCACACTCGACAAATGTGAACTTTTTTATCCGTATAGAAGTAAATCAGATGGCAACACTTTCGGTGAAAGGGTCGTTCGGTACGTTGTTGTTTTTGATGCTCTTTTTCATATGTGCACTCGCGGCGTATGTGATGGGCGATTACAAGAGTCCCGTGTTTTACTTTTTAGTGACCATGGCCTTTTTCTT